CGGCACAGGGGATTGAACGGTGAAGTTCGCCCGGCCGGGGCTGGTAGCGTCCAGCCTGACGTCCTCCTTGATGAGAGCGATCGGGGCGCCGTTGATGGAAAGTATCTTGTGCAGCTTCACGTCTGCTCACTCCCGAGCCACTTATCCACACGTCCCAGCACCTTTTCAAAGCCGCTCAGCGCGGGGTTGTCGTTGGTTGCGTCACCGGCGCCGCCTTCGCCGACCGTACTGCCCGGGGCGCCCTGAGCGTCTACCTTGTTGCCGGCGCGCCGGCCTTCGACTTTCTCCGGGTTCGATTCGCGTTCGCTCAGGGTGAATTGCACAAGCCAGGCTTTCAGGGTGTCAGCTTCCCGCGCACTGACGCCGTCGGAAAATTCCACCTGGCGCACGCCGAAGGTTTCGGCCGTGTCGTTCACGATCCGATACAGATGCAACTGACCGCCGCCGGCGGTGGCTTCAGCCATGCGCAACAGTTCCGTCAGCTGGGTTTTATCCACAAAGGGAATCATCAGCGAGACGGCCAGCGTCTTAGGCTTGAAGCCTTTGTGAGCCTTGTCGGTGTTGCTGGTCTGGCCGGACATATCGCCGCTTTCGATTCGCAGGTTGGCCGTGACTTTGAGGTTCTTGCCCTGGACTTTTTGCCCGTCGAGTAACAGCGTCATAGGCCCACCAGTTCACGCACAAAGCTCAGTCCTTCTTTGCTGCCGACCAACAGAACTCCGGCGCATTGAATCCATTCGTGGCCGGGGGCATCGCCGGCCAACAGTTCGCGGCGTAGTTCGCCGGCAGTGCCCGGGCCGATCAGCCGCGCGCGCACGCTGACGTCAGGGTTTCCCCCAGCCAGTAGCTCTTTCAGGTCAGCCAATTGCTTATCCCGTCCCTGCTGTTGGGCACTCTTGCGCGCTGCCAGCGCTGCCAGATCGGCCAACGGCGAGCTGTCGGCGGCGTAGCCTTCCAGCACGGCTATCTGCCCCGCCATCGACTGTTTGGCAGCTTTGACCACCGTGCAACGCTCCAACGGCAAACCCTGCCAGCGCGGAAGAGTTCCGGCGCCGGGGATCTCCCACTTTTCACTCTCCAGTTTCACCAGGTGTTGCGCCCGGCGCTCGGTGCGCACCAGGTCAGGGATCGGCAGCAGTGCATTGAAGCGCGCCAAGCTGCTGGCCAACTGTTCCAGGCGCGTGCCCAGGAACAGGATCGACAACGCGTATTGCGGCCCAGTCGGACGCCCGCTGTCGCTGGCGTCTTCCAGTTTCTTGGCGAGATGTTCCAGCGCGTTGGGCGCGGACAGAAAGCGCTGATAGCCCGCGCCCTGGCCAACGCCGCTTTGAAATGGCGTCACGACCAGGCACGCCGGCACCTGCCCCATCTGCTCGGCCAGGGCTGCACGTCCGGCCGCGATCGCGCCTTTTGCTGCACCACCGACCGGCCCCGGGTTGGTGTTGGCCAGTCCACTCAGGCCAGCCAGGCGCTGCGCGGTGCTGGCCAGTTCGCCACCGGCCAGATCCTTGGCCGCTGACAGCCCGGCCATCCACTGCGTGGCCTGCTCTGGCCAGCGCATTGTCACCGGTGCCCAGGTCATGCCGGCGGCGTCCAGGTGATAGCTTTCATTGCCTTCAGATTTTTGTCTTTCTGAGCCTTCGCCACAGCTTGGCGCAGTGTTTCCGCGTGCTGCTGTGCGGCCTGCCGGAAGCGCACCAGGTCAAGGCTGACTTTCTGCAATTGTTCGATGGTGTGCGGCTGGAAAGTCATTACCTGATGAGCGTCATAACATGGGTAAACATCGTCCATGCCCAGCAGCACCTGGCCATTCAAGTTCACCTGGTCATCGATCGCGCTGCCGTAGCGGTATGGCTCACCTAATGCGCTGGAACTGAACCCGCCGGCGATGTAGGCCGTGCAGTCGGCAGCGATCGCTTGCAGTTTCTTGTCCCGGAGTGCAGCCAGCACGGCGTCGATATCATCAACCCATTCGCCGTTCTTCCATACTTGGTTCGGCCCGGGTTTTTTCATGGTGAAACCGGCCGGCACCGGTTCGAAGCCTTCCAATGTTCGCGGCTCGCCGGTGTCGGTGCTGTACACCACGACGCCACCGAAGAAGTCCACAAGCTGCCAGGCTTTGCCGTTCCACCACGCGGCTTTGTGTTCCGGAACTGGTGGTGGCGCGGCCTCCACGCAGCCACCGGGAATCAGATACACACCCTCTTCCAGCGGTGATTCGTCAGCCTTCACAGCACCAATGAAGATGCCGAGATGGTCGGTCTGATAAACGAGTTTGTCAGTCATGCTCGATCTCAATACTTGATGCAGTAATAAAGGGCCATGTTCTTCGGCCGGGTTTCGGTACCGCCGTTGGCGGCGACGGTCACGGCGTGGGTGTGAGCACCACCGCCGCTGACACCAACGTTGTGCGCATGCTGGCCAGCGGCACCGATGCCGACGTTGTGTGCGTGGTTGCCCTGGTAATCGGTTCGCATGGGTCGCCCGTCGGCATTCTTCCCGCCGCCGATCTCAAGCTCTGTCCAGACACTGCCGCCTGCTGGGTAACCAACGTTCACGCCGGCACCGTTGTCGACAGTTCGGAACCCGTGGTCATGGTTACCCTGGGCATCAGTCCAGGCGCTGTGGACGTGGTTGCCTTGCGCATCTGTCCAAGCGGTGTGCAAGTGATCACCTACCGCAGCGGCCGAGGCGGTGTGAGCGTGTAAATGCAGAGCCATGTCCTGAAACGATCCGAAAGCCCGGCCGGGATCGACGCCGCGACCGTCATCAAACGCACGGGGGAACAGACCGCGCATGTCCGGCACGTTAAACGTGGTTGTTCCGTCACCTGCCCCGTAGTGCGTGCCGATGCGTGCGAACAGGCCAGCGAATGCTGTACGCGAGATAGCGGCGCCGTTGCATGCAAGCCAGCCCGCCGGCGCCGAATACATGCTGAAGCCGGCAACCATGCCTGTCATCGAGTCGCCGACTTGCTTGTGCAGTTTGTTCAGCGCTGCGGTCGTCGCCAGAATTTCGCTGCTGTTGGTGGTTGGGTCATCACTTTTTGCGTTGGGCAGGTTGCCCAGATCTACGTCTTCTTTTGTCGTGGCCCGGGCACGCAGCAGCGGATAGTCGCCGGTACGGGATGCGAGATATTTGATCAACGCACCGCCGACTGGCTCGGCGTCCCGCAAATCCACGATATTGCTGGGTGAAATGAAATCAGCGATCGGCACGCAGTAATGGCGTACGCCGGCAGCATCGGTGTAATCGGCCTGTTCACCGAATACCACTTTCCACACAGCCACCCGATCGTTCAACTGGCGCTCAAGACAAACGTCCAGCCAGACCTTACCTACTGGAATGGCGCCGGGGACCGCTTCTGACTTTGCAATTGCCACGCGGATGCCTTCGACGTAGGCCGTGCCACCATTGATCTGGTAGCCGGTGTCTGTCTTTTCGAACATCAGCGAGTTACTGAAAAAGAACGCACGCCCGTAGAGGTTGCGATTGCTCAGACGCTCGCGCTCATCGATGCCGGCAAGGCGCACCGTGAAGTCATGCTGCCAGGTACTGGCATCGATCTTGATGCCGGTCAGTTTCATGGCGCCGTCGAAGGCCACCAGAAAATTGCGGGTGACGTTGTTGCCGATCTGCTCCGGCGGAATGTTCCTGCGCTTCTGTTGCAGCGGCACCGACGACGCGGCGAACAAGATGCCGTCGGCGTCCTCAAGGCCGACCCAGTTAAAGTCCCAGTCACCAACGTCAGACCCCAACTGTGCGCTGTACACCACCTGGTTCGGATTCACGAAACCCGCGTTCTTTTCCGGGATGGTGTAGACGTGAACAATCTGCGCAGCCGGTGGCTTGCCGGCAGCGCGATCGAGCGGCGCGGTCGGATCAAGCCCGGGTACATTCGCAAAAATGAAGCGGCTGACGATCAGCGGCTTTTGCTGGCTTTGTTTAAGGGCGATTTGGCTTTCGCCGGCCAAGGTAATACTGGCGCTCACGGTGCGCTCCTACAGGCTGGCAACCAGCGTTTGCTGGTCGTCGTTGAAGTCGATCAGGGCGATTTGCAGCCCCACAGGGGTGATGGTGACGAAGTCGTAGCGCCGGCAGGTTCGGCCGTATTGCTGAATCAGCACGCGCAAAAGCTCGGGATTGAGCGACAGTTGAGCGTTGCTGAACTTCAGCAGCACAACGTCCCAATCGCGGTCGGGCTGGCGTTCCTCAATCTCGACGTAACCCACGCCCAGGCGCTCGAATATGCGTTTCAAACCGGCGGTGCTGCCGGCGTCGACCGAGTTGATAAACGCGTACTTCACGCGCAGGCAAAACAGCGACTCGGGTTCGCCCTTGAAGCGCGTCACGTCCCGCTGCCAGGCCCACAGCTCAAGGATGTTCATGTGGCAGGTGTCGGGATCGATCTGCGAATAGGGCCAACGCAACCAACCGGTAACGGTTTCCCACCACGCCTGTGCAGCGGCCACCAACTTTGACAGCTCGGTGCCGCCCAGCCAGAACGGCAGTTTGAGTTTGATCATTGCAGGTTCACCTTCAGCGACGTCAGGCGCGGGATGTCCAACCCGCTGGTGATGTCTACGCCGGGTGTAAACCGCAGTGAGGCGATATCAGCAAACTGCTGATGCAGTTCTTCAGCGAGGCGACTGAAGCTGAAACGCGACTGGGGATAAGTCAGCGTCGGCTGATAATCGCGGGGCGTGCTTTCTCGAAACGCTGCCCGGATGAATAGCGCGATCTCACTTTTCAGCGTGTCGATCTGCTCGGCGCTCAGATTCGGTTGCGGCCAAAGCGTCATCGCAACACTCACGGGTACTTCGGGCATCACCATGGCCAGCAGATCATCGCCGTGGCCATGGTTGCCCTGGTCGCGAATGTGCGAATTGATTTGCTCCAGGTAAGTTGCCGCCGGCACACCCGCATCAAAAAGCACAAAGGCATTCGCGCTGCCCGGGCCACGCGGTGCGCCATGTTCGAAGTAAACGCCGTCCGGACGCACGCCCGGAAAGGCCGAGATCATGGCGCGATACACCGCGTCGGTGTGCCACTGATTCACGGCCGAGAACTGGTTGCGCACGCGCAAACGCAGCTGGTCGTTAGGTTCCGGATCCGCACCTGGTGAATCCAGCCAACCGTCCTTGTTCACTACCTGAACAATGCCGGGGATGGGCACCGGCAGGATGGCGTAGTAACCCGGCGCGAGATTGAAACCGCTGCCGGATTCGATCGCCTCCACCGGTACTTCCAGCTGCAGCTGGCCCGCGAAGAACGTCGCCGGCGCCGTAGTAATCAATTGGTACACGTTGCCGTTGATGGCGGCGGACTGCACCACAATGCCTTTTTCCAGCTCCATAACGCCGTCCGGTAAGGCCCTGGTAAACAGCAATTTACCGCGGGCCTTGGTCGCGCCTTTACGCTCGACGTTCACCGCCCAGGCAAGCATGTCCAGCCAGGCATCCACCGCGGTTTTCACAAAGAAGTTTGGTAGTACCGTCAGACACAGAAAATCCAACAGCCACAACACCGGTTTGGTCACCAGCGCCGTCATCACCCGCCAGAACGGCGAATAACTGCTGGTGTTAGCCACCTTCGCGCCTTGGGCTTCAACTTCCTTTTCCCACGCGGCCTTCAAACCGGCCTCAGTGGTCGGAATGCCGGCGTCGGCGATCACCTTTTTAAAATCGACCTGGCTCACAGACTTACCTCAATCGAACCGAATTTCATGGTTTTCGCAGTGACCAGGTACACGCCCGGTTCCTGCTGGGTGATGCGTGCCGTACCAGGCACCAGGCGCTGATCGTCTTCCACCAACAGTTCCAGCTGCTGGATACAGTCGCGCTGTCGCAACCGATCGCGCTCGGCCACCAGCGTCACCAGCAGCCCGCTATCACGGATCATGTGGGCGATGTCCTGGGCGATGCAGGCGCGGTCATCGATGAGCAACGGCTGGTGTGACGGATCCAGTGCTAGGTCGTTGTTCGCGATCAACAGGTCTACGTACTCGCTCATCCGCCGACCGCCATTGCGACCATGTTTTCCACTTCCAGTGGGTTCATCGGTTTGGCGGTGTGAATGTTCACGTTTTCCACATGAGTGCCCTTGTTCTGGCTGCTGTTGTTGTTCTGGATGCTGGTCAGCAAGCCGCCGGGCGGCACCGCCGAAGGGCGCGCTGGCGAAAGGCTGGGGATTGCCGCGTTGATGGTTTGTTGGGCTTTCTGCGCCGCGTTGGCGGTGTCAGCGGCATTGGTCGCGGCATCGACGCCGGGCACTTCAGGCATGCCGCCGAAACGCGCTTCGATGTTTACGCCCGGGATGCTGTTCAGCAGCTCAATCACGCCGTTAACGGCCGTGGTGAAAATGCCGACGATGCTGTCCCATGCCGCCTTGGCCATGCCTGACCAACCGCCCATTGAGTTAAACCAGTCGGACAGCTTCTGGAGCTTGTCGGCGACGAACTGGAACGCGGCCGTGTTCATCAGGGCGGACGTCCATGCGTCCCAGTAGTGAACCGCCGCGACAATGACCGCCACCAGCGCGAGAACACCGACCACGATCCACACCATCGGGTTGGCCAGCAGCGCCGCGTTGACCAGCCAGATCGCGCCCTGCCACAGCAGCATGGCGCCACGCACCAGGGCAAGGCCGGCGCTGAGCGTGTAGATCACGGCCATGTAAGCCAGGATCGCCAGCTTCTGCAGGACGAAACCGGCAACGGTGCGCAGGTTCAGCAACTGCACGACCTTCCACACCGATAACAGGCCCAGCCAGGTCATCCGCGCAATGCCGACCACGACGGTCAACAACGACATGGCGCCGACGATGGCCATGATGGTCAGTGCGGTGATGCCGATCACCCGGGTGATGTTGGGAAACAGCTGCGACCAGCGCACCAGGGTTTTGCCGATGTCGACCATCTTGCTCATGAACGGCGTCAGTACCGGTATCAGCACCTGGCCAAACACCACCCGCATGACTTCGACCAGGGACGCCCACTGTTGCCATGGATCGACCATGGCCCGGGCCATCTGCTCGGCGTTCTCCAGTCCGCGCACCTTGCCCAACTGCTCGATGCCGTTACGCAGTCGATCGGTATCCTTGGCCAGCGCGCCAATCACCTGGGCGCCTTCACCGCCGAAAGCCTCCATCAACTTAGCGCCGGCCGACGCACTGGTCAGATCACCGAACTTACCCTGCAGCTTGTCCAGAATCGCCATCATCGGCAGCACCTTGCCCTGCTGGTCGGTGAACTTCATGCCGAGTTTTTCAGACGCCGCGCCGATGTTCTCGAAGAACGCCTTATAGCGCCCGCCGGCGTCGCCGCCCTCCATGGTGCTGCTCAGCGTGCCGATCACCGCCATCTGTTCGGCAAGGTCGACGCCGGATGTAGTGGCGATCGCGCCGGCCTCCTTAAAGGCGTCTTTCATCGCGGCGCCGCTGGTGCGGAACAGCTGCACGGCCAGCGCGGTTTGCCCGCCGAGTTTTTCCACCCACGCACCCTTCCCCATCGCATCCGCTTGGGACTTCTGCAGGTTGTAGAGCGTACCGACGTATTCGCCCATGGTTTCGGCGTCCGTCTTGGTGGCCTTCGCCAGCAAGTTGCTGGTGTTGGTGAACGTGGCGAGCTGGTTGCCGGCAAGCCCCTTGATGGCGCCCTCGATCAAGTAAGCCGAGGCCACAAAATCCTTGGCGTTCTCGCCGTAGCTCACCGCAAATTCCAGCGACTTGGCATTGAGCGCAGACAACGCATCCTCGGCCACACCCAACGATCGGACGTCGCCCAGGGCGCGATTGACCTCCAGCGCCGGTTCCATGGACTCGCGAATCCCGACCACTGCTGCCGTGAGGCCGGCCATGCCCAAGCCGATCGTCTTGATGTGCTTTTCGCTCTGATCCGCAAGCTCGGAAAAGCCCATTTTCACCTTGCCCAGGGGCGCGGTGACCTTGTCGGTCAGGCTCAGGATGAAAGCCAGGCTGGCGCTACGGTCTGCCAATGTCGTTACCCGTTCAGCGCAAGAGCGATGCCGTTAGCCACGGCAAACTCCATGCGTTTCCAGTATTCGTCCTCCAGCCACTTGGCGGTTCCCATCGCCTCGGGCGTGGGTTCGGCACCAGGTAGCCAGCGGCTCGTCAGGGCCATGAGCTGGCCCAAGCCGTTTTCGCTTAAGCGCTCAGCGTGCTCGTGCGCTTTTTTACGATCACCTCAACGTTCGGCGCGTACTCCTCAAGCAGCGCGCCGGCGAGCTGCATCACCATCACCGGGTTGCCCAGTAACGGTTTCAGCGTGGCTTTTTCCTCTTGCTTGACGGTGGTCATCAACAGGTTGTTGCCCGGGGCGACCTTGTTGGTTTGGGTCAGCGCGTTGAAATACTTGGTGACGTCAGCCGGGGTCAGGTTGAACGTGAATTCCTGTTCGCCGACTTCCAGGGTGATTTCGGTGTTGTTCTGTTGGCTCATGGGGTTGATCTCTTGTTGAGGTTGGAAAAAGTGGTGTCCTGGTGTCCTGGTGCGCTGGCGCTGGCGCTGGCGATCGCAGGCACACGCCACGGACGTATTGCTGCAGTCCGAAAATCATTTGCCGGCTTAGGGCGAGCTGATTACGGAGGGTGAAATAATCCAGTCGAGCGTCTGCTGCGAGTTCGGCGCGTCCTGCATCAGCCACGCGGGCGGTGCCGGCGGTGGCGGGCACAGATCCGGTGGCGGGACAGGTGGCGCGGACGAGCAACCGGCCTGTGCCATCGCCAACAGCGCGGCGCAGGCGCTCGTTTTCAGTGAGTGCATCGGTCAATACCTTTGTGTTTCGTTGGTCGATCGCGTCCCGCTCGGCGAGCATTTCGCCGCTGATGCGTGCCGCTTCCCGCAGGCCGCTGGCCTCCCATTTCGCGCTATCACGCTCGCGTCTGGCTTCGTCGCGCTGGCCTTCGAGCGAGTCAAAACCGATCCAGGCGACCAGGCACAACACGACTAGGAACAAGGCTTGGCGCAGCATCACAAGCCCTCCGCACACAGCCGGGATTCAGCCAGCCGGCGGTTGTGCAGGCCTTTAACGAAGCGCTTGCGGCCTTGGGCGTCGGTCACGTACGCCCATACCGGTGTCTTGCCGTCCGGTGCCCAGGCCAATGCCCTGCAGCCGTCAGCAATGCGGCCGGCGTTGATCAACGCCACCGCCCGACTGGCGCAAGTGCTGGGCACACCGACGTTGTGGCCATGGCTGGTCAGCGCGTCGAAAGTGTTCTGGCTCACGTCCGGGTTGGTGATGCAGTCGGCCAGCTGCAGCTGGGTTTTGCGGATCACCAGCTGCTCCACCTCCGCGCAACGATCGGGCGACCAGTAGTCACCGACTACCACCGGGAACGGGCTGGTGTGTCGGGTGATGCCCTTGCAAACCGTGGGCAGTCCGCTGGCCAACTTGTCGGCATAGACGGTGTTCTGGCCACGGCCTTCCCAAGTGCCCAGAAAGATCACCAACGGAGCGCTGGCCAGCGCAATCACACCGGCCTGAATCCCCCCGCGCAGGCTCATGGGAACCACGCTCGCAACAGTGCCGGCACAACCATCTGCAGCACAGAAGCGACCACCGTGAGAATGGTCAGCAAGCGGCCGACCTTGGCGCCGATGTCGTTCACCGCGACCGTCAGGGTCTGCTGGCCAGCGTTCAGTTCCGACAGTTGCCCGGCCATGTGTTCGAACCCCTGTTCCAACTTGGTCACGCGGGTAGGCACGGTTTCGTGGCGGTCTTCCAACTCGCTCAGCCGGTGTTCAAATACGGCGAATCTCTGCTCCAGCGCTCCGAGGCGTGCGGCGTCAGTCGTCATCAGCGTTTACTCTGCTCAAAGCCCGTCTGGCACGGGACACACCGCGTTTTACCGCCCAGTGCCTGGCGCGCCGGCGGGATCTCGTTGTCGCAGTCCTCGC